TGCCGAAGTATCTCACCAACTGTCAGGTCGTAAAATTGCTCTGGCATCAATTGAAGCTCAGCACATATATCAAAAAGAAAATCCCAGGTTAACTCTTTGCTTTTTCTGGAATTTTTTTTTCCTGTCCATTGGATCCGCTATCAGTAAACGATGCCACAATAACACCTAACATGGCGATGAATCCACTACTTGCGATACCGCCTATTTCGTCAATCCATTCTGAGGCGTCTATATCGGTATAAACAATTTCTTTCTTTTCTTTTATGGCTACGTACTCTGCAGCACACAGCAAAAGAGAGACAAAGCCTGATAGAGTCATTCCAGAACTCAACGCATCCTGCAATTGCGTAATGGTCATATTATTGTTCAGCTCACAAAAGCGTTTAAATGTCCACGTGCAAAAGCGCAAAGGGATTTTTTTACCATCCCCAAGATTTATGGTATAATATCCTCGTTGTTGTAGCATGATTTGTATTATGGTGATGTAATGTCGAGTATGCCTTCGCCGGTAAGCGTCCAGCTGAATTTCACAACGTCATTAGCGGCAAATTGCAAGTCAAGTGATGTGCATTTGCAGCTGCCCTTCATAAAGAAGTTGTTACCGGTTGAACCACTTGAAGGGTTGCGAACCCGAAATATAAATGTCTCGATGTTCGTTTGTGCCGTCAATAGTCGGTTATAGGTGACTTGTGAACCAGCGTTAGGATCTGCCCGGCAAATGGCGGTACCAGTCGGGTTAAATGTTTGCGATCCTACACCAACCACCTGCCCGCAAGTAAGGGTATCAGTAACGGTGGTAGGCAATTCGGTAGGCACATTATACGCCTCCAAACACACAAGAACCTGCCAGCTTACTTCATTGTCAAACGATAGTTCGATTGGCGAGGTAGATGCTTGAATCGTTGTCATTTTATTTTATTGAATGGTGTAAAAAGAAAAAGGGCATACACTCATTTCTGAGTATATGCCCCTATAATTTGGCCGGGCTTATTAACTGGCCTTCAGTCTTATAATTGCGCGATCTTCGCCGTTAGCCTCAAAAACTTTGCTGCCTCTGTATTTGCATTCTGCAATCTCACCTCACTACTATTGACGCTCTGCGCTTGTAAACAATTTATCTGAAATCCACTTTGCTGCACAAGTCCGTCTGTCGCTGTACCAGGAAAAAGTATTTCTGTTATTTGCTGACTAACATGGTCCAATTGATCTTTACTGATTGCGTCGTCTGTTTTAGTTTCAATCTGTAAAAGAATCGAACTGTCATGTAAAAATATGGAGAAATTTGGGATTTGGTTACCTGTTTCTGTTGATAAGATTACATAAGTATTCGTTACCGCATCCTCTGCTTTACCATCATACACCTGCACCGCCTGGCTGTCCAGGTCAGTTATATTTCCATTAAGAGCCGAAAACACGGCCATTCTAAACGCTTTATGTGGGTCTTTCATATATCGTCCAGTATTTTTTTAACCCTCTCTACAATTTTTGGCCGCTCTTCAAAGTATGGTGCGAAAAAGAAAGGATGCGGGTTAACACCATTTCTAAGTATGCTAAGAGCTATTGGCCATGCCGCTGAAAAATCTTCCTGTAACTGCTGGTTGGCACCGCCAATTCTTCTACGTGTCTTTGTGCTGTATCTGCCAGCAATCCCTTTTCGGCGAACCCAAGCAAGTATGATCAAAAAGAAGGCGTCAAATCCGATATTGGGCCCTTTCAGGTTAAACTGTTTGGCGTAATCCTGCAGTTCGGACGGTATGCGAACTTTTTTCTTCGTGCCAAACTCCATGAAGGGTGTAGAATGTTTGCTCGCCAATAGTTCCTGCGAAAGATCATTTACCTTTCTAACCACGGTCGCTTGCTTAGTGCCTCCCTCGTCAACTGGTACTAATCGAATCTGTTTGGCGTTAATCTTATTTGCACTATCCTTCAACTCTCCGCCAATCTCTTTTCTGATCTTTGCTGATGCGGTTTGCATCCGCTTCTGCAGCTTATCCAGCCCCTGTACTGATATGGTGAATGGTTTAGCCATTTTCTAAAATAGCATAGCAGCTTTCGCAGATAGCACCCTCCAACTCCGCCCTATCAAATCCGGTCTGCAATACGCCAACATACTTCTTTAAATACATTTCTTCTTTACATGCCTTACACCGGCTACAATCACCGGGTTGTTCTTCCCAAAAGAAGATTATTGTTAATGATATTCCTGTCATTATTCGTTTTCCAGGAGGGTAAACCTGATGTATCTTTTTTTCTGATCAACCGATTCGTAATCGTCAACCTTGAAAGTCCTGCCGTCAATAATCCAGCGAATTGATTTTTTATTCGTCACATTTGCAATTGCGGCTTGATAACGGCAAACCCATATCCATTTTGCATTTATTTCAACCTCGCTGCTATTTAATCCCCGATCTCCTCTTTGCTTTGTTAAGTCGCCTCTACAAGTGAGCAGCGTGGCAAAATTATCTTTATAACCAGCACCCTGCTGAGTAGGCGTGTTTATCTGCAGTTGGCCAGATTGCCGGAGCTTGCCTATAGGGGGATTAGTTACACCCATAATAATCTTTTATGTCTTGACGCAAACAATTCAAGCGCTTCATCTAAGCCTTTTGGCCGTTGCTGGCCTCCTTGTAAACTTGTCAAAGACTCATCGCCCTTGTGCTCATAGCAATAACCACATATTCGCTTAAGATCGAGTATTAAATCTTTGGGAACTTTTGCAGCAGCATACCCTGCCGTATATACTATCTTCCAGCGACCTGATACAAATGGTCTGAAAATCTGAAAACCATTTGCAACCCCGTCTAATTCATAATCTGTATTCGCTGTTTGTGCTGTATATGTTCCAGTATCTGTCTTTAATGTTGCAGATGTGAGAGTAGCTACAGGTCCATATGGTAATTCTCTTTCACAATATAGATCAGCCAGTAAGGTCACTGTTTTGATCACCAGGCTGATACAACAGAACTGTTCTATCGCTGCCCGGCAGGCTGTAATCAACTCTGTCAGATAAGTATCATCGTCAGTATAGGTTATTTGTAAATGAGCCTTTAACTGCGTAAGTGTCAGAAACTCCTCAGCACCAGTTTCATCAAACTGCACATCATGTATGGCGTTATCCTTATGGCGCGGTAAGTAGGTCATATGTAGTTCATCCTCCTTGGCTGATGCTGTGGTCTGCTACTGGCAAAGGCATTGAAAAGAAACGATTCTACTTCGGCTAATCTCTGTACAGGATCAAGTTCGCGACTACGACGCCTGCATTTATCGCTAACCACTTTATAATATTTCTTATCGTTGTCCAGCTTAGTTATTTGTTTGACAAGGTACGAAATATCATAGGTATCACGGTCATCTTTTGTAATGACATAATTGGTATCCCGTGTAGGCTCTTCACGCTCCGGTATATAAATGCCAGCATCAGCACAGTTCTCTTTCAGTCCTTCGGTCGGTGTACAGATCACAGGTATGCCGTTGCACATAGCTTCGGCAGCAGTCATACCCCAACTTTCATAACGAGATAACATCAACAAAATACGTGTCTGGGCGTACACATCCAATATGTTAGGTGTATTAGGGATAACTTTAACGTTTGACGGAAAATTAGTAGCCTGACCGAAGTAATGAGGTTCACTATAACTCCCTTTCACCGCCAAAAACTTTTTATCGGGTAACGCCTCGGCAATGCGGTGAAGGATAAACCCGCCTTTGTTCTCATCCAGGTTGATAAGGGTTATGTATTCGTTTTCACGTGGAAACTTTCCTAAATCATAATAACGGTGGTCGGTAGGTGGTGTAAACACCATTGATGGCCATTGATAGTTGAGTTTCTTTTGAATCCAGTTGCTATTATAGATGCAAAAGTTATTGCGCCTGGCGCCTTTAATGCATTCGTAGGGATGTGAATTGTGGATGACGTTTACAACTGGTTTATTCAGAATATCACCTACCTGAATGGTGTGGTGGGTAAAATCAAGGTGGGTGAGTAAAACATCCGCCCACAAGAACTGATCAGTAGAGCCGTTAGGGCCGAAGACATCAACACCATCAATATTATAAGGCACCTGGACATTGTGCATTTTCGCCTGCTGGAGTACCACCCGCACCTCATGCCCCTTTGATATTAGGTACTTGTTAATATGGTGGGCATAGTACTCTGAGCCGCAGTTGTGGATTTTTGGATACAAATGAATATTCCAGAGTAGCCGAAGTCTCATGCAGTTACGTTTTGTTGTTCATAATTAATCACCGCCCAGTCGTCACAATAGATATCCTTGCCGGTTATATTCGTATACTTCGGCCCAAACCAGGGCGCTGGTGCTATCGCCCTCTTATCTTTTGCCTCACCTAAAATAGCAGCCATGGCACTGTAGCTGCTGTTGCCTATGATGAAGTGCCGGCAGGATTTCATGAGTTTGAAATCATCGATGTACGAACTTTCGCCAGAATAAGCAATCGCATATTTATGATCAAATGATTGAAGCATCGACATAGCAGTATTTGGCTCGTCACTAAAAAGAATGAACTTGGTTCCTTGTGGCATTTGCCGCATAGCAGCAGAATAGTAATCAATATTTAACCGCGGATGATAACCGCCATCATAATCTCCCAGCCTTACATGAATACTGCAATAATCGTTTTGCGGGTACTCATCCTTCATCCGCATATAATACTTCACCTCATCGAAACAGTGAGCAAAATATTTGAAAGACTGAAAGTGGCCTGACAGATTCCAATTGCCAGCGCCTAACCTTACATCATTATAACCCCAGTCAACTGGTTTATCAATCCAGCGTATGCCATCGGGCATAGCCGGTAAAGGGTTCTTAAAATATTTAAATACGTCAATGTCCTCGTTGCTGCCAAAGCGTTCTTTATGATCGAGGTTGACCAGTGGTTTGAAAACGGGTTGGAGGCCGTTTTTACGGGCGACGCCTATAACGCCCGCCACCTGGAACAACATATTTGCAAAACGGCCGTAGTTGCCGATTGAGGTCATGGTGCAGTAGCCTTTCATACTTTAAACTCTTTTCTTAACAATACTTCTTTTTCATTACACCATTCATCCCACTCAGATCGGTTTGAACCAGGTGGCGGCACAGATCTTACACCCTTCCAGTAAAAATGTCCGGGCGATATAAGCGTTGAACCGCAGCGTTTACACCCTTTATTACTAATCAGTTCAGGCGTTTCATACAACCCCTTTACAGGATTATGGCCAAACAGGAGGCAGAGTATTCGTTTCATACAGTAACATTTAACCAGTTAGTTCTAAAGTATTCCCCCGCGTTCTTCAGCCCGTCACCCTTGATCTCAGGAAACAGCTTCTTGTATTTCTTGTCAACAAAGATCAGATTCCCGGTATGCGCTAAAAGAAAATACCCCTTTTCGATGCCCAGCTTCACCATGGGCAGGTACCCGGCGCCACCTGCACTATTAAACCGGTCGGCGTCTGGTGGGATGCTGCTATCAATCTCGATGATGACCACTTTAGGCTTTGCCTCCATGGCTTGAAATATTTGGTAATCGATTCCGTCCACATCAATACTCACCACATCACATGTTTCATCGACAAAGGCGTTTACATTACCAGGGTTGACCATGCTACACGTTGACTTAACGCGATCGTTACCAGCCCAATTCTTACAACACTGTTCCCATAAGTCATAGTCTGCTTCAATGAAATTGCCAGACCACCCCTGGTCGATCAACAAGGCTGTATTTGAAAGCCAGCGGCCGTCGTGACCGCCGAATTCACAACACTCGCCTTTTTCAACCTTAAGGCGTTTTAACACCTCTTGTAGAAGAGCCTCTTCGCCATTCTGGGAATATGTAATATCCTTAGCGTACTTTTTGTAAAATGATAACATAGTTGTTTATTTAATAGCCCAGTTCTCCCAACAAAAAGGATAATGCCAGGTAAGCGAATGTGTTTCGCTCAACTTCTCCGCAAGTTCTTTATACCATTGTACATACGGCACGCCTTCAATTTGATGAAACTGCACCTGAATGTTTTTAATTCTGGCATGCAAACCAGCGCCTATAATGTGATTTAACACATCATACTCGGCGCCTTCAATGTTCACCTTCAGTAGATCAATAAATTCATATTGTTCTATTAACCCGTTAATATCAATACAGTCATATTCGTGATCACCCTCTTCGAAAGCACTGGTGTAGTAAGCCCGTCCACCAAAGGACATTTTACCCTTGTGGGTACCCGCCGCTCTATTTACAATAACGCCATTTCGGAAGTCGTTTATATACTCTGTCGGCTCAACCACAACTACCTTACATCCATACCGGCTATGTAACTCGTTTGCCCATTCGCCTTTATAGGCGCCCAAGTCAATAATTCTGCTGGATGGGCCAAGGTCATACTCGAATCTTATATGTTCTAGATCTTCGTGCTGCCATGCAGCTAATGAGTTTTCGTTGAGGGATATTTTGCTCATTGGTTAATTATTTTATTCATTTCTTCCACATCCTTCACTACATTGACAATGCCGATAATTACAATTTTATCAAGGTCGTTTGCCTGTTGAGTAATTCTTATCGTTGTATTTAACCCTTTGATGGGATGCCCATCTGGCGTATATAGCTCGTAAACACCCTCATCATTCAGCATTGCGAAAACAGCACCCTTGATGTTATGCTCACTCATACAAGCGAATATTTAGATTTGAAATACTTCTGCATGTGTCGGTTAATGTCGTCTGTTGCGGTAAAGTCGCTGTTCCTCATTCGGTGGTGATGGAACAATACAGGATAGTTATCATTATAACCGGTTTTGTCATAGGTAAAATTACCTGCGTTGTACATTGCCGGCCACCAGTGGAGCGGAATACTATCTCTTATGGCAAGGCATGTCAAGATTGCCTGGTCGTGCCGGTGCTCCCTAAACTCGGTGGAGTTCATTGCCTCGCTCTTGCTATCATCAATTAAGCCGGGTACACAACACCATCTTAGCCACTCCTTAATAAACTCCCTTGCAGGTTCGGTATTTCTAATAACTATTACACTGGCTTGAGCTTGTCTACTGTCCTCGTCAAAGTCTGGGAGTATTGCATTAATCACATCCGATTTACACCAATGGATGTGTTGCCACATATTGCCAAATAGCCAAATGTCACCG